AGAAAATCTTGGGGCGAAATACCTTTTTTCAAAAGGTCTTCGTTTTCATCTAAACCAAGGTCGTCTAGGAACGTAGTAAGAATTTCGTCTTGTGTAAGACCCTGACCACGCATGGATTGAATCGGCAGATCGACTTTTTCGATGTTCATGTAACGCTTGACGATGTCTAGATCGTTCAAACCCGTGCCGCGTAGCTCTCGGTACGCGCCCGGTCCTTCAAATTCATTAACAATGGTTTGCACAGTTGCTTCTAAACCAACTTCTCGAACCGCAGGCGCAAAGTTTTGTTCAAAACCGACAAGCTCCGCTGCGGCTAAAGGCACCTGCGGGCTTTCCGGCTCGGGCAGCGGTCCTGTTTTCGCCTTTAAGCCCATCGCTTCCAAGTTTTGGAAAGGCTGACGAAGGTTACTTTGGTACGCTGCGCGAGCTTCTTCTAAGCGTTCGTTAGCCATGTTACTTCCCGAATAATATAACGGAGGCGCGGTCTAACGCGTCTTGCCCTGCGGCTCTCACGTTACCGCTGTCGTCAGTACCCGGCAGATCTACTGAAGTAGTGGGACCCACGTCGGTTACCAAACCGATGCCGGTTTCCAGCGATGCTATGACATCGTCATAAGCTTGCAGTAAGCGAGTGGCTTGTTTTTGCGCTTCGATCACGCCTTCCGTGTTTCCCCCACTCAATTTTAAGTTAGACAACCGGCTGTTGGCCTCTAACAAAGCGTTGTTAACCTCGCCCCGTAATACTTTAGCTGTTTTCAAAGCGGCTTCGTCAGTGTTGAGGTTGCCCGGTCTTAGCGTATTGACTTGCGCCTGTAAAACATCGGTAACAGATTTAAGCGGTCGTCCACCCACGTCGCTCAAAAAAACCTTCAAGGTCTGTGTAGCCAAGTTGTCCATTACGGCTTGTGCGTCTCGCGCTACTTCCAGACTTTTCACATAATCTGAGTTAGCAATACCCGGTAATTGTGTGATTTCCCGTAATTGTGCCGCTGCTCGTGCAGTCAAAGATGATAAATTAGTTCTAAACCCATAAGCCTCCGAAGCATCAAAGCCTTCTGGTAAAAGCTTCACCTGAGCCGCTTCGTCTAATGACTCGTCTAAATTCGATTTCAAGGTAGCTTCGGGGTTGTTGGTCAACTTAACAACTTCTGCTTTGATCTCAGGGCTGATATTAACCGGTTTTTCAGAATCTATTCTTTTCCTTAGTTGCATGGCAACTCGCATCGGAATGTTTTCTTTGAAGCTTACTCCTTGATCAGTGACTCGTGGCTCATACCTTCGATCTATCGATATTTCAAATCTACGGGTGTCACCTTCATTAAGGTCGCCTTTGACATATAGGGGCAAGTTTTCATCAAATCTTTGAAAAGCGCGACCTTCGGCAGTATCTGTTTCATACCCAATGGTTCGAGCATCTGGCCCAGCGGTGGTGTCGGTAGGAGCGGTGTCGGTAGGAGCCGCATCAATGCGTGCCGCTTGGTTGAAAATGCCCGGTAACTGACCCGCTAAAACTCCGCCCTGTATAGCTCCGCTGGTTGTATCCAGCACCGAATATACATCTTTACCGTCGATGTTAGTGCCGGTCTTAGCGATTTCAAATCTACCGATGTTGACTTTATTGGCTTGTTTAAGCTGTTCAACTAAGAGTTTGGTCGTGCGCTCGTATTGGGATTCCGCCATTCGCGCAGCGGCACTACGTTCTGCTTGGTCTGTTGCAAAAGCAGACTGCAACGCTAACGTTTTAGCGGCTTGTTGGGACTTACGACGCTCACGGTCTAGTGTACTGATGTCACCAATCAAGCCTTCCCCAGCACTCGCTAAATTAGCAAGAAAGCCAGATCCCGCGATGTTGCGGCCTTTGGCGTCTCTGCCAGAAGCAAATTGAAAACCTGCTTTCGCTAAAGCTAGGCCACGATCACGATCCCGGTCTTCCTCTGATTCTGCTATAAGATTTTGATAGACCGGCAAGTATTGGTCGTAATACGTCTGAAACCCCGGATCGGCAGTAGCCCCGCCGCCTTCTTCAAACTTTTTTACAGCACCGCCTACCGCGAACTGCTGCGGTGGTGCCATGGGCTGTGCCATAGGAGGAGCCATCTCTGGCGCAGGTTGACCTTGAGCCATAAGAGCGCCCACGCCCTGACCCATTTCTTCGCCCATTTCGGTGTCGCCAATCACTTGTTGAATAAGCCCGCCGACGCCACTGTCAAGCGCACCTTCTTCCGTCATCATAATCGTCGGCTGCACCATGGTCAGTACTGACTCTGGTGTCTTCATCGCATCTTGCTCACCCACAAACGTAGCAAGCTCTGCGACGCGATCTTGCAAAGGACGGTCATTGCCACGGATAGAGTTGATTAGCTCCTCGGTGTTACTCGCCATGTCGATGCCGTCCATGGTTTCAGCAAGGTAGTCCAAACCAACCTTTTCTCCTTCCTCACGAGCGGTTAACACATCTTGAGCTAACGGGTCCAAAGGAGCTTCTGCCGCCATAGGTGCAGGCATTTGTTCGGGCATCATGGCCATAGCGTCGGCAGGCATCATAGCGCCAATACCACCGCCTTCTTGTTTCTCGATAACGCCACGTCCCATCAATATGTCTTTCTGCGTGACTTTGCCGTCGCCGCTCAGATCTGGGAACTTACTGGCACCACCGCCTGCTGCTCTAAACAAAGGTCGATTCATCACGTTCATTAGAAAGCCCTCGCTAGGCCAGCGGCACCTAATGCCAAGCCGCCCGCCGTTTGTGCCAAGCTAGGTGACGGTGCTTGTTGTTGGAATACGGCGCTTTGAGACGATGGCAAAGCCTTTGTCATGTCGCCTAAGAAGCCAAGCTGCGCTAGTGGCTGGTTGTATGCTGCCTGCTCTGCCGCAAACTGTGCATTAAGCACGTTCTGTGCTTGCTGCTGACCCATGCCGCCGTACTGTAGTAACTGCTGCGCGTCTGCCGCACGTTGTTGCTGCGCTTGTTGACCAAGGGCCGCTTGCTGTCCACCAAGGCTACCAAGCTGGCCTGCTAACTGACCGCCCTGTAGTGCAAGTCCTGCGATGCCTTGACCCATAGCTCCGCGCTGCTGCGCAAGGGCCGCGAGTTGATCGACGTCGCGTTGGGCTAATTGACCGTACTGCAAGCCTAACTGACCGCCTTGCTGAGCTATATTTGCTCTCTGTCCGGCCATCTGAGCCAGCGCCTGCTGACCCTGTAGGCCCAGCGCGCCGCCTGCCTGTGCGCCTTGCTGCTGTAGTTGTGCAGCCGATAAACCTAACCGACCTTGGTTTTGAGCCGTTTGTGCTGCCTGTTGCGCCATCTGGTTCTGTAACTGCTCTGTTGAGATACCCAACTGGGCTGCTTGCTGCGCTAACTGCGCTTGATTCATTTGACCAGACAAGCCTAACTGACCGCCCTGCAAAGCACCGGTCTGGGCCAGTTGTTCTGCACTCAGTCCTAGCTGCCCTGCCTGTTGCGCCAACTGACCACGTAACTGCTGAGTTGATATGCCTAGTTGCGCCGCTTGTTGAGCAAGATTTGCCTCTGTTTGTCTTCCTGACAAGCCTAACTGACCGCCCTGCAAAGCACCGGTTTGAGCCAATTGCTCTGCGCTCAAGCCTAAAGCACCAGCCTGTTGAGCGGCTTGTAAAGACGTGCCTGCACCCGCTTGTCCTAAAGATCCTGTAAGTTGAGCCGCTTGTTGCTGACGCGCTTTAGCCGCCTCAAAAGCGGATTGAGCTTGTTGCGATGCCTGCTGGAAGCCCTGTGAGCGTAGCTGCGCCCCGGTCCGTGCTTGTTGCTGCAATACATTACGACCTATCTCCGCTTCTTGTATTGCACCCCTAGACCCGCCGAAAGCCCCTGCCGACGCTTGCTGGGCACGCGCTTGATTTAATTGTTGCTCTCCTAGACGTGCGATCTCCGCCTGTTCTGCTTCAATCACCTCTCTGGTAAACGGGTCCATGAAAGCCCCGATACCGCTAGGATCGAATTGTTCTGCACTACCGCTTAGTTGCCGAATGCCAGAAAGAGCAGTGCCCCGGCCCATGGCTCCCGCCTGACCTAATTGGCTTTGCGCCGCCGCTGTTGATTGTCTCGCTCGTTGCTCTGCAAGCTGTCTTTGTTGTTGTGCCTGCTGTATACCGCCGCCGATTTGACCAGCCGCGCCGCGAATGCCGCGCTGACCCTCAGTACCTTCTCTAATTGCCGCACCCGCAGCACTTCCAAGTTGTCCTTGAGCCGCTGCGGTGGACTGTCTTGCGCGTTGCGCTGCTAATTGCTGCGCTTGCTGCGCACCGCCGACTTGACCGGCAATCCCGCGTTGCGCCTGACCAATACCGCGCATGCCTTGACTCGCAATTTGACCGGCTTGCTGACCAGAGCGAATAGCTTCTTGCTGCGCACGCTGACTCGCGGGCATTGCTTGCTGGGCCGCTTGCTGACCTAGTTGACCGGCACGTCCTAGACCTTGCTGGGCAGCAAATACCTGACTGCCTACCCCCGCTCCGGCTCTCGCTATGTCTGTGGCAGCGCCTGAAAGACCCTGTAGGGCCTGATCCCTGATCTGAAAAGGTGCTTGACGCTGCGCTAACGCTAGCTGTTGCGCTTGTTCCAAGCCCGATATGCCGGCCTGCTGTTGAGCAAGCGATTCTTGCAAAAGAGGTGCAGAGCCTTGGGCGATCATTTGTTGAGCAGCTTGGTTCGCGCTCAAAGCACCGCCTAGATAAGGCTCGTATCCACCAATGCCACTACGAATGACGTCACCCGCAGCAAGTTGCTCTGAGGTAAAACCCGCGATGCCTTGTGCTGGCGGCTGTATGCCTTGCGCTTGTAGCTCTCGTATGTATTTTTGTGCGTCTTGGTATAGCCCTAGCTTATACGCCTCAATATCTGGGGCTTCACGTACATATTGAGTGGTAGTGGTTGTTTCAGCCATTAAACTCTAGCCTCAAATTGACGCATCATGTTGTACATATTTTTCATGCCGTCTTCTCGGCTACCTTTACCCGCTCCTCGAACCGCTCTAGCAGTGAACACGAATTCGCCATCAGAAAGCATGGCAGGTATGTCGTCGGATGTTTCGGTGCCGGGGCCTTCAATAGGTCCGTTCATGCGGGGAAAATTCATAATACCGCCGCCCTCTGCCGCGAAAGCGGGAGGCGTCTGTATTGGAGAAGGTGTAAAAGCAGGTGCGCCGAATATGTTGCCCGCAGAACGCCTTACAGTGAACTGCGGCTGCTGATAAACGAAGTCGTCACCGAATATGCGATATTTAGACGGATCAGCGTCGATAAGATCTTGACCGGAAGGAATGTCGTCGAAGTTGATACCTTCTACTTCTTCCGGCTTCGATAAGGCGCTAAGACCCAACACTGCGGCAGCGCCGGGACCGTACTTACGCATGAAATCGGGATCATAAGCACCCGTGGCAATTTGTTTTTCAGCAATTTTACGCAGAGCGGCATCCGACATTTTTGCATAATCCGCTGGGTTTTCTAGTCGCAATGCTTCCATCAAACGATCTACGTTAGGTTTTGGAAGAAAAATATCTCCAACCGCAGAAAAACGTTCACCTAGTCCTACGTCTTTTCCACCAAACACTGTGCGTAAACTTTCCCCGACACTGGGCACAATTTGACCGCTTGTGTCAGTTACTCCAACAGTTCCTGCACCGGGGGCGCTTGTGCCGTCTAGAGGATATGTAGCGTCCAACTCCGACTGTATTTGTGTATCTGTTAGAACACCTTGACGTTCTAGTGTTCCTTTCAATTGCTGACGGTTAAAAGCATTGGGGTCTGTGGCTTTCAAAATTTCTGTTTGCCCTATCTCCATGCGAGCCGCCGTTGCTGGGTCAACAGGCTGACCAAACGCAGCATCGCTGTAGCCCAAATCACTCAAATCACCAAGGCCCGCTAATGGATCTGTTGCGGGTCCTGTAACGCCTTCTGTTGCAGTCCCCTGCACCGGGCCTGTGGCGTCACTTCCTGTCACCAAATCGACCGGACCGGGTTCCGGACCAATAGGAACGTCGGGTCGAGTGACTGTGGCTGTTTGCGAAGGCACGTCGGCCTTAATGTCTGCACCGGGTAGCGACGCATCAGCGCGCTGTTGAGCCGTGCTTACGCCTTCTTCTACAACGACTTGTGACGGATCTTGCGCAATCGCGCCGCGCGCCATCTCCAAGCCTTTCGTCGTAACGCCCGCTATAGCGGCACTTTTCAAGATATCCCGAGGTTTGCCGCCAGAAAGGGTGGTGTTAATCGCTGCCTGAGTCGCCATTTGTTTGGCACCGTTTTCAGCCCAATTAAATTTGTTACCTATCTTACCTGCGGCAAAACTCGAAATGCCGCCTATGGCCGCTGCTTTTAAGCTGTCCTTTAAACTTCCGCCTGCGATTGCCGTTTGTGCGCCAGAAACAATAGCCGCCGCCATCGGAGGAGGAACGCCGATAGCACTCAAAGCAATCGTCGCTATAACGGGCAAGACCTTTTTAACAATCTTCTTCAAGCCCCTGAAAAGTTTCTTCAAGAAGAATTCAGGCTGTCCTGTCACAGGGTTGATTGAGTTAAGCTCGTTACCTACAACGTAACGCTCTGGCTCAATGCCCATGATGCGCATTTCTGCAAAAAGCTTGTCTTTCAGGGCGGGATTCTGCTCGAAAACTTCCATAGGAACGACAGTCTCGCCTTCAGCAGCGTGGACCATGTATTCGTCTTCGTTACGGCCATACTCGGCCAGCTTGTCGGCTATTTTTACAACGTTTGTAATACCTTTGGGGGGTACATCATCGTCGTCATCGGCCCAAGAGCCGGTTTCCGCCGTCAAAAAGGTAGCAATACCGCCTTCGGGTATAGGAACTTGATCAAGTTCATTAAATTCGTCGTATTTAAGTGCAGCTTGTCCCATGTCCCTAGTATACGCCTATTTTTATTTCAAGAACCAACCTAACCGTGTACGTTCACCACGATAGATCCATTTGTAATTACCTGAACGGCACCAACTTGCCCTTTCGCCTCAAGAGAGGACGTAGTGTAAGGCAGAGGGTCTGAAAGATTTACCCACTCGTTGCCCGTATACAACTGCAAACGCCCCACAGAAGGGTTCCAAATCAAAGCGCCAGCGTCAAATTTAAGCTGATCTCTTTCGGTGGTAACAAACTGTGGAGTCGCATCCGGATCGAAAGAGTCTAAACTCAATTCCAACAAGCGAATAGTGCGGTTGAACGTGTTTCCGTCAACAGAATCGCCGTTTGCAACAAAGGGCAATCGGCCCTGTAAAAGCTTACTCATCGACGACCATTCGGCTGTAGATCAAGTCTGGTGCCACCAATACGAAAGCCAACGCCGGTCCTCACACCAACGTCTCCATCGTCATCTGACTCAAAGCGCACAACCGCTTGCCGCCCCCTAGCACGTGTATCTATCTTGGTGGTGCTGGCGGTGAAAGACGTGGTCTGGTCCGTGGTCAGTGAGTCGCCCGGAAAGTTACGCGCCTTGATGACTAAGTTTATGGTCTGCGTGCTGCCTGAGTTACCGGTGAATTTGACGTCTGGGATGCATCGACGAATAAACTGAAACTGCTCTCCGTCGCCCAGATCGAAGTCCGCGCTCTCGATAAACACGTTGTCCATGGGGCTACCGTCGTCGTCAAAACCTGTTTCATGGCTGAAAATGTAGTTACTGCTGTCCGACGTGCCTGTTGCACGTGGGAAACTTTCTAAGCCTTCGTCAAGCCATGCGGTGCGGGCCAAGTTGCCTATCGCCCATGTCTGCTCGACATAGTTGTAAGTCACATACCGATCAATGGTGTCGGAGGCAGAGGAGCAATAAAACCAACCTACTTCATCAAACTGTTTATTTAAAAAGCCGAAGAACTGAAACGACTGACCTTCGTTGATGTCGTCAAAAACATACGACCGGACACTGCAAGGCACGGACTGCACAGAGCCTTGATAGGCATAGAACCCTTTTTTGTCCATCCAAAACACGCCGTTGGGCGTATTTACCGCTGCGTTAGGGCCGACAAGGCTGACGCCCTCATTGATCAAGTTCAAACCGAAAGTCAGAGGCGGTCCAATAAACTGTAAGCTGTACAGCGCAACGTCCGTCCAGACCAAAGTCTCTTGTCTTGCCCTCAACCCGCCAATGATCTGTGATCCTGCTGAACAACGTAAGGAGCCTGCGGTATTCGTCGCCGTAGGAAACCACTCTGCTGGGTTTTCTTGGTCGGAAAAAGCGATTAACAAAGGATCAATAGTCCCTGTCCTAGCGGTCGCGGCGGCGTTTATTGGGTCTGCTCCAAGAGCAATCACGTGCCTGTCCACGTCGGATACCAGCACTTGCAGAGCAGCGGTAGGAGTGAAATTAGCCCCGGACAACGCAGAAATGTTTACGGCCCTATCTGTGCCAAGCGTTTTTGCGCTGGTGTCCCAGTAATAGATCCCGCCTGCTCGCACGTTTGCTATCAGATCTTCACCGAAGCTATCTAAAGACCAAAGGCGTAGCTGATTCAACGCGCTCAGCGCGCTAGCAGATCCCCACGTGCCTGACCCCCAAGTACCCGACCCCCAACCTGTGCCGTCAATAAACACGTCAAGGCCGACATTAATCTGATATGCCCCAACCGTTGAGCTACCACCGTTACCACTGTCACTGCTGTTTGCTGTAACAGTCGCCCCAGAAGTGTCTTTGGCGGTAATGACATACACGCTAGTACTGGTAATCGAATCTATTTCGTATTCTTGATTTAGAACCGCAGCTACTACGTTACCGCCAAGCGACGCGGCATCCGAAAAAGTAACAAAATCGCCTTTTGCTGCCCCGTGAGCAGTGTCGGTTACGTTGATGGAGCTTGATCCGTTGGTCGCGCCAAACGTCACGTCCCCTGCCGCCGTCGTCGACCGAATCGGCGTAATGTCGTTATAGTTTGCGCCCGCTTGGATGTACAGCTTGGTCCGAGTGCCAAGACCCAAAAGCTTAGTTCCCTCTAGAGAGGTCCATCCTAAAAGCTTACGGCCCGTGCCGTTGAAAGAAGCGGTAAGGAACTTGATCCAACCACCTATTTTTTCTGGCAAACCTTTGCGAAAACGCACTAAGTTGCCGTCGAACCAGCCACCTTCAGCAGTATAATCAGTGCCTTCTTTGTTTATTCCGGGGTTGAAAATAAACTTCTGCAAGGGCATCAGATGTACTCACCGCTACGTATCATTTCAGTAACTCTGATGGCACGCGTGCCTACTTGTTGTGCCCATCGACTATCCATGAACTCGTCTGCCGCAATATCAAACTGTTCGCGTGACATGGCCTCGAGGGCCTTTACGAAACCGCGCAATCTAGTCAAACCAAGGTTGAAACACATGTCGATCATTGCATCTTGACGCGCTTCGTTGATGCCATTGAACCAAAAGTATGTGTCGGCAAGTTCGCTCTTTACTCGCGCTATATCATTCGCCAGCAAATATTCAATTTCATCGTCAGATAGCCCAAGGCCAGACTCTGAGATATTTCTGCCTACGCCTATGGTTTCATACCCAGCACTGCATAAATAAACTTTGGATTTGACGCCTTCATGGCGTTTGATCATGTCAATCAACTGACCCATTATTTCTCCCGTGCTACGGAATTGACCTTCTCGTAGCTTCTCATTGCGCCCAATCCGAGCATACCCATCATAACGGGCACAAGAAGCGTTGTATCTACTTCAGGCACCTCCATCCATATCCCTAATACGTTAGCTACAATCGTGTTGTATAGCAGCCCTACCGCACAGATCCAGCCGATAGCAGGTCGCCACCCAGCTACAAACAAACTCTTGTGTGCAGCTTCCATCTTGTTGATTTCAAGCTGGCCTTTGAGCGCCTCATGCGAGTGTTTTTCACTCATCGTCGCTATTTCATGGGCTAAGGCGTTCTTCTGATCCTTGTCTTCTATGAACTTGTCCAGCAGTCCAGTGACCGGCCCAACGAGTGATGCAACAATACTCATAATCTATTTCCTATTTGACCATGCTTGTGCGCCAAAAAACGCAGCTAGGATGCCTGCAACGGATACAAAGTAGACTGCCGCCATATCGCCTAAGATAGAGGCAGCTTGATTCATCCCGAAGAACTCACTGACAACCACAAGGCTTGGATAGAGCAGCATTCCCCATAGCGCAAACCAACTCATAGCACGTTGGGCATCTGCTCGTTCATGCCGTAATCGTAGTTCTTGTAGCTCTCTGCTAGTTTGTAGCTCTTCGTCAGTAACAATGCCATCACCATCCGCATCGTATTCGGCGTATTCAGAACCTTCTTGTAGCTTCTTTGCTGCCATATCAGTCATAAAATGCAGTATTTGGCGGTACTTTAACAGGGATACAGTAAGCTGTAATGTTCTCTTGATTGTTCAAGCGCCTACCCTCTATCGGCTTAATAGTTCCTTGTTCTAGCCAATATGCAAACTGATTGCATCTGTGAATGTTGCGGAAGTGAAATCTACCCGCGACTTGCTCGCCTTCTACTAACATGACTAACAGGAACGCCATAATCATGTCATATTCAGCCAATAGCTGGCGGCAAATAAAAATGTTGGCCCTGCTATGCCGGTAATCAGAAGTGCCCATAAAATTTTTTCCAACAGGCTCACCCAAACGCTTTGATGATCAAAACGACAACCGCAATAGCAAGCCCACCCCCTATGATGAGCGTAGTGCCGCCAACAAGAATTTGTTGAATGAGTAGTTGTCTGTCGCGTTTCCTTTTTGCCACTAGTCTTGCGTGCGCCCTCCTGTCATGTTCTTGCTGCCGTATAGCAGCATCGTAATCCTGTAACAACTTAGGGTCTGCGACGAGAAGCAAATCCCTCAAATCTTTTTGGTATCGCTCTTGGTTCCTGCGAAGCATTTGTAGCTTCAAGATGTCATTTTTAGAGAGCGCATTGAAAGCAGAACTTTTGCGATCCACCTCGAAGCTGTTAAGAGCTTCACCAAAGTCCGAGACCAAAGCCATAGCTTGCTGAACATTGGCCTTGCCTTCATTGACGTTCTGTATAACGGTATTGATCTGCTGGAGAAGCATGCCAGCGGCTGCAACAGACTCAATTATCATGTCTCACCCCATAAAGAACTGCGGCAAAGCTGCCGCTGCAATCAATGCGTACAGTCCGTAGATAAGATGTTCTAGGTGTTTGAACTTCGCAGAACCTTCTGCAAGACGCTCTTCGATACGCTGGTAACGCAGGGCACACTCTCGCTCATGCGCGTTTACCTCGTTTAGTGCTTGTTCGCCTTTATCACTCATACCGATACATTCACTCGTTGGGTAGGCGCTAGTGGTTGCGCCTCAATCTTGTTGCCTTCTTTGGTGTAGATCGTCGGTATTATTGTTTCTACCGCTTCGCGCACAGTCTCGCCTTCAGCACCCGTTTTCAGGCGCTCCTGCTTTTGTACCGCTATCTGCTTCCAACTTATCTGAGCAGTATCATTAATGCTTATGTCCATCTTGCTCACCCTCGACAGGAAAACAATTGATATTGGCGGCTACTGTCCTTCGCTCGCCTTCCCCCTGAAAAGGGTAGACCATATGCTGCATCCAGCTTGGAAACATATATAGCCTACCTACCTGCGGCCTTACTACGACATTCTGCGTAGGTTTTAGCCGCTCTCTGTCCCATGTGCTGCTTTGCCCGTAATTGAAGCAAAGACAGCCATCGCTTTCGCCAGAGGCGTTATACAGCCCGTACTCTTGCGATCCCGGCCTTGGCCCCTGCACTATCTGTGTCGGCACCTTAGTCCATGTCGTACAACTAATCCCCATAACCGTCTTAGTGCCATGATCGTGGATCGGGTTGTAGTCCCCTGCATAGCTATGCACTGACCATAGCTCATCCATCTCGACGTTTCTGTTGCCGTCCAGCACCTGACCAGATTGGGCCATAAACTGGTTGATGTAATTGACCCCCATCTCACACAAGAACCTAGAAAACGGTGCAAGCCTTGGATCTTCGTGATCCATAACAAGCTGCTCACCTGTCTTGATCTGGCCTACCAGCGTATGCGCTGCGCTGATCTTATCTTCTTGTGTGACTAACTCATCAAGATAGTCATTACACGATTCAACAAACTCTGTCGGGATGTCCAACTCCATCAGAAACACTGACGGAAGCGGGTGCATCTGAAACTGTATTTCAGCCATTTACGACTTCTTCAGTCTCTTCCTCACCTTCTTCGTCCTGTTCTGGCTCAACGAGTTGCGCGTCAGCTTGTACCTTAATCTTCATCATCAAAGGCCAAGTGCCTGACTTACTTGGCATATCGCCAAGGATCGCTAGGATTGCATTGATCTCGTTTTCTTCTAGGCTAATTTGCACGGTCTATTTTTCCTTATGGTGTATATGCTTTGGCTGCGGTAACAGCAGAATCTATGGCGCTGAAGTCTTCTGACCCCCAATCGCCTAATGCCTTGCCGTATTCTAAATATCCAGCACTACGCAGTACACGCTCCTGCTTCTCAGCATTCGTCATGTCGTTGTAGAACTCGTTGTTTGCATCAAGCACACTAGTGATGACATTTGCGCCATCCAGCATCGCTTGATACATCTTGGCTTTCTCTTCAGCGGTTCTTGCTTCATCAGTCATGGATTAAATCCTTAGTTTGGTTTGGTTGGCATATACGTTTCGCAGACTGTTCCATCCCAAAGCGTAATACCTGAAAAATCAAGACCACTTGTGATGTCTCTCAATGACTGTCTGTAAGTAGCCCACTCAGTTTTTTTTGCATCTGTTAATGGAGAGTCATTGAATTGCGTCCAATCAGACTCTTGGAGTAACTGATTTCTACGCCTTCTAACATCCTCCATCATCATGTTTTCTACGTTCATATCACACCTCTAAAAGAGAAACATTTTGTGCCAAGCCGCCGCCGTGACTCGTCCACTCCATGTCGTACATAAAATCATAAGTGCCGCCAGACGAGGAGACTATTTGCGTTATTGAAAGCACTACTTCTGTGCTACTAGTTGAGGCAATAGCAATGGTTGGATCACGAGTTGTAACGTCACTGCTCAGCGCGTTTAACAAGCCTGCGCTTCCGTTCCAAAAAAGTCGGAAGGTTTTAGTTCCCGTACCAATGTCTACTCCGACATCATCTAAAACATATTTTAAAGTCAAAAGACCAAA